CTAACTATATCATTACCAGCTTTCCATCCAAGCAAAGTATTCCCACTTGTACTATCTGAACCACCAGTACCACCACTATCATTATTACTTAGTGAGATTCGGGAGTTGTCATCAAGAACTAATCTCTTAGCACTTCCAGTAACTAAATTTATAACACTTGCTCTAACTCCAAATCCAACCAAAGCACTACCAGCAGTATTAATAGTTTGTATTGTAGGAACATTATCCGTTTCTCCAATTCCAGATGACAAAGTAAATACTTTATCTGTATCTGCTGAAATAGTCATAGGAGTTGTAGTAGAACCATTAACAGTTACATTACCAGCAAATGTGGCGTTTTGGTCTCCCATAATTGTAAAAACATTGTCAGAGCCACTTCGCACTTGAAATAATTGTACACCTGCATTTGTAGTCGCACTTTTAATTAAAGCCCCAGCACCAGTTGAAGATGTGTTTTCAATTCTAGCTCCCCAATCAGAACCAACAGAGCCTTTTACTCCTAATAATTCACTAGCAGTAAAAGCTGATGATATTGCTACTCTACCAGCGAATGTGGCGTTTTTGCTCTCATCAATTATTAGTGCTGGGTCACCTAAAGCAGTTTGTGGTGTCATACTCGATGAACTATTATTTACATAAAATTGAAGTCTACTATTATAACTACCAGCAGAATTATATCTATTGGTAAATATTCCAGCTTGTACAGAATTGTCATCTGTAAAAATCATTCCAGTCAGTAAGTCTGTTGCTGTTGCACTACCATAATCTCTATTAATTTCTAATGCACTTATAAACTCACTAGCAGATGATTCAGCTTTAGTTATTTTTACGTTACCACTAAATGTGGCGTTTTGTGAGTCATCAATTTGTAATGCTTGAGTTGATTCTGTAAAAAATCTTAAATAGTTACCAACAGTAGAACCAATTATTTTATAAGAACTATCTCCAAACTGAATTGCAGAGCCACTACTTACAGTTAAATTTCCTGAAGTATCTATTGTTAATCTAGTGCCACCATTAGTAAGAAAGTTTAAACTATGATTACTTGATGTTCCTATTAAGCCTTTTGCGGATTGTGATTGCATAAATATACTAGCACCACTTGTTCTTGTAAGTTCAAATTCTGCATTACCTGAAGATACAATGTCTAAATTATGGTCTGGACTCGCAGTTCCTATACCTACATTGCCATTTGACAATGCAGATAAAACTTCATTAGACGTGCCATTACCTTGAACTTTAAAAGCTGGAGTAGTGTCATTTGCAGTAGACCTAATTAATAATCCATAAGCTACTGCTTCCATCATAGAAGTCCATTCACCAGCATCAAGTTGAGTAATATGCAAACCTTTTACATTTTGACCATCTGTTACATTTATTACTAACCCTCCACTTATTATTTCATCGTAAGCTCCTACACCATCACCATTAACAGTTAAGTCACCATTAATAGTTACGTCACCCCCTATAGTACCACCTACAAGGTTTACGTTTAATCTGCTGTTGTCATCGTCTAAAGCCGCATTTAAGGCTTCTTGTGTTGTATGAGAAAATGCATTGACTGCATTACCTGAAGAGTCTAGAAGAACTTTGTTAAGAACTTCTTTTGTTGTAAACTTATTTATGTCTGACATTGTTTATCCTATATTCCTCCACCACCGCTTTAAAAGCCTCTATATTGGTTAAACTAAATTCGGTACTTTGACGACTCTTGAGCCACCAGTCTTATCCTTTTTGCGGACACCATACCTCTGTATAGCTTCTTTAAAATTTCTTTCATGCTTAGTCGCCATAGCCATTGACGCTTGCATAACATTAGGGTCTGCTGTTTTACCAGCCTTATCCATGTATAAACATTTCTTAACATAGTCTACTACAGAAAGCTCAAGTGCATTATCTATATCTAAACTATCTGTTATGGCAGTTACACTATTTGGCTCTGCGTAGTAATGCAGTAATATACCATTAGTTACAGACTCTGCTATTGCTTTAAATTGTTTTCTCGCTGTAGTTCTTCCGCTACCAGATGAATCTACTTTAGTTACTAACGCTAATGCATCTCCTTCTATAAAATACATTGCATCATTTTCTGGGTATTTAATATTGCTTGCCATAATTAATCCGGTGCGTTTACGTTATCTTCACTTGTTGCATCAGCTAATAATAAATTCTTATCAAGTAACCTAGGTATTTGTATATAGTCACCTTCATTGTCCATTAGGTAAACTCTTAATATATGATTAGCTTCTAACTTATTATTACTTGAGTCTTGAGCTCCATCTGCTAAATTGTAATACATTTTATTTGCAGTTGTACTTATCTTAGCGTGAACAACTTTTGTTTTAAACATTCCTATTTCTACTAAAGCATCATTAATTAAATTCATAATATAAGCTTCAGGAGCATCTGGGAATACAAGTCTTACTCGACTTATTAATTCTTTTACACTTATTGAATGTACTGCCATATTAGTTTACTAGCTGTGCTAGTCCTTTACTATAATCATCTTTTAATTGAGCTAACATAGGACTATATAATTCTATATCTTCTTCTGTAGCTAATAATTGTTGAACTGCTTTTATACAAGCATATAAGACTACTAGGTACTCAGCTTCATCTGGAAAGTTAGCTATAGTAGAAACAGCACTTGCATCTACAGTAGGATAAATAACGTGATGAACTTTTCCTACTTGAGAAGATGTAGGTTCTGGATAAATTTCTAATATATTATCTAATATTAAATATGCTGGGTCTGTAGTACTTGCTGCTTCCATATCAGAAGAATCTTGTATCCTACCTCTTTTATAAACAGGAACTAGCCTACAAGGTTGGTCTATAGTTCCATCATATCTAAGAACATCTAAGACTAATCCTTTTGTATCTAAAGTATCAAGACTAGGTGTAACATCGTTTAAGGTAGTTAAATCAGCACACTTTAATAATAACTGAGGAGGTAGAGAGTTTATAATCTCTTTACATCCAGCAGTCATAAAATCATCCATAGCTGTTTGGTCATTAAATGTACCTATAATATCTTGTATCTGTACGTCAAAGTTAGCCATTAAATAGCACCTGCTTGACCTGCCTGTTTAATTCTGTCTTTCCAAATCTTATTAGTATTTTTATTTCTACTTTTTGCTGACTTTGCAATATGGTCGTCCATACTCATTGTCGAAAATTCTATATCACTTCTCTTACCAATCTCACTTTGCATAAACATATTAGTTGTGTATGCAGGTTCAGAAGCTTTGCTTCCACACTTTCTACAGTAGAACCATTGTTCTGGGTTTGGACTTTTACATTTTACACAATTCATATTTTCCTTTAGGATTTTGGGGGTCACCCTTTATTCGATAACCCCCACAGTTCCGTACTGTTAACTTTATTTATTCAGTTTATTTAAGACCTATACCAAAAAAGTCAAGTCTTAACACTAAAGTGTTAGCTCCGGGGTCAGCAGATACAACAATCTCAACTTCGTCAGCAGTTGCTAATGCACCATCTATACCGTTTCCAGTTCCTCTTAACCCATTACAAGATAAGATTCCCTTAAAACCAGCACTTTGACCTACTGCTAAAGCAGCTCCATCTACATAATCATCAGTATCAGCATCATTACCTACGTCTACAAGATTACATGCATTGGTACTAGCATTTTCAGCTGTAACAGCAACCCAAGTAGGCATAAAGTGAGCCGGCATAGCTATTGCACTTTCTTTACCTGTAGTAGCACTATCAGCTACTGTTATTTTAGTTGTGTATTGAGTTAGCTTCCATTCGTGACTTAATCCTAATTCACCTTCACTTCCACTATTGCTATTTATTACACTTGCTCTAGCCATAATTAAACTCCTTCTAAGTTAATTAAGTAGTGAGTCTCTGGAAGACTAACTTCTAAACCAGCTTCAGTCATAATCATATCCTTACGTAAATCTTCATCTGCTGATTGTACGTTAGTCATAATTTGAGTATCACGGTTAACACCGTTACCAACTAATGGTCTGTAAGCTACGTGGTCTAAATCAACCATACATAAGAAACCTGAAGCGTGCCCTCTAAATAAAGGCTCTTTGACTAAATTCATTTGTCCATGAATTGTATCAACACTTAAGATTCTATGACCGTATGAACCTTGCTTTTCAGAAAGGTTGTAACGAAGATTTGAAACATCGTTTACAGCGGTTGAAGTTCCAGCTTGCATTGTAGTGTTTAAGAAAGCATCTGCACCTAGTTTATTAAAGAATGTAATAACAGGTAAACTTGCTAAGGCTAACTTTGAATCTCCACCACCACGAGCTGGGTCATAGACAACTTCGAAATCAGATAGAAGTCTGTCATATGTTAACTCAGAAGCTTCTGAGCTTCTAAAATATGGCGCTCCTGAAGAGTAAGATAATGCTGTATCACCAGTATTAGCTGTACCATTTTTGATAATGTGACCTGCAATACCTTCTGAGTATTGTATTCCACCAACGCTTGCACGTTGACCAAAAAGCATAGCTCTTTCGATGTCTACTTTATGCTCACGTAGTTTAAGATTCCAAATTCTTTGGAACTCATCTTCGTAACCACGGTATCTAGTTGCTCTAGCTGTATTAGACATTTCACAAGCTGTTTTAAAGATTTGTGTAAATCCAAAATCATCTTCTAACTCTTGTGAGAAAACATCTGGTGCTCCAGAACCTTCTCCAAAAGATGTACCGATAACTTGACAACTTGTATCGTTTGCACCTGTTTCTACTTCTTCATCTTTAGATGAAATTGTTTTACCAACAAAGCTAGTAGTAGTACCATTATCTACAGGTGCACTTTCGATTCTAACTATAATTGTTTCAGGTGAATTAGTTTCTTCATATCCTACTGCAAAAACCATTCCCTTCATTAGCCAGTCTTGACTTCCGTCACTTGCATCTACTGTGTATGTTAATGAAGAACCGGATACTGGTATTGAGTGTGAACCAACCAGTAAAAAACTTCTATCTGTCATAGAAATTTTAGAACGGTCTTCTAAAAATCGGAATTGTGGGTCATCCGTAGGGACTTTAGCTACCTTTGAAAGATATACGAAGAATGGAGATTCCTCTGGAGCTAAGTCAGCGACACGGTCTGAGAAGTTGAATAATCTCCGGGAATGATAATCTGTATTAGATGCACCCGGAGTTCCAACATTTACAATTCCTGAATTGTAATTTGCCATTTAAGACTCCTTGAGTTTAGTATTGTTTTCTATTAGATACTCCCATAACTCCAGACCATACATTATCTATTTCATTAGGTTGCTCAGGGCTAGCACCTTGCACGACTCCAGCCGTAGGTGCAATCTTCTGAGTCCTTTGAACAGCTTCTAAGTTAGGAGATACTTTTTGCTCTCCTCCCTTATACTTTCTATATACATCAACTAACATATCAA